TCAACACTCATTTGCAATTCCACCTTTTACATACTGCCCAGTTAATTTGTCCCGTTTTTGTGGGTTATCTATAGCTGCCCGCCGTAATTGTTCTTTGAGCTCTGGGGTGCGTTCGTATATTTTAGGTTTCCACCCTGATGAGCGCATATCGCTTAGCTTATTCTGTGCTAACTTTTGAAGCTTTTCTTTTTGCTCTGGTGTCGCTAACATTGGGTGAGCCCTACCGTGCTCCGTATATCGCATAACCCTTAGATTTTCAACTTTGTTATCCGCGTGGACCCCGTTTATGTGGTCTACTTGGTCACCGGGTTCTAATCGTTTAATAAAGGCATCTGCAACTAACCTATGTACTAAATACGACTTACAGGGCTCAGTTCTACCCCCGCCATTACGAAACTTTACTTCCACATATGGTTTTGTGCGCCCGGTATCTTTTTTAGCAGTTAAAGCCATAATTCGTTCTGGTACGGGAACTTGACTTCCATTTTTACCACGTCTCATTCGTGATAATGACTTAACTCGCCCTAAAGAGCTGATTTGATATCTGCCTTCGAATCCACGGACATCCATCCACATTTCAACTCCCGGAACACTTCCATCTGCGCATTGATGCTCTTGCACGGCTACCCCTTTCACTGGCTTTTGCGATAGGTTCCATTCTACTACAGAAACTCTTTTTGCGGGCAGCGTCGGTTTTTGTTTTGGGGTTAGGTGCGGGGGCTTTGAGGTTGGAGCCAGTTGCGCTGTTATATCGCGCACGACCTTTTGCGGTCAAACCGGCTCCCTTGGAAACAGGTAGTTTCTCACCTCTACCAACCGCTAGGGTAGGCGTATTCTTTTTAGCCTTAGCCATAATATACAATTATGGTAGCATCTGCGAGTGTGGCATCAACTGAAGTACGGAACAGAATACCCTCGCCCGGAATCAGTATATTAGTCACACCATCAGTAGTGCTTGGAGCCGTAAAAGTAAATTTGTCTTCACCACCATCATCCAGCACTACTGTGCCACCAGCTTCATAGGAAATCGTAATACCCTTTACCCGAGTACCACCATCCAGTACGGTGCCAGTTGCATCAAGAGACGCGGCTAATACATCACTTTGCATTGCCATAGCAATCTCCTAATTATTATGCGCCAGCAGAGACTTTGATAGTCGAGCCATCCAGCCACAGGGCATTCAGTACGGCGGGGTCAGAGGTTGGGATTACCAGAACATTTGCAGCTGCTGTCAAAGTAGCATTGCCGTCTACACCAAGAGTACCGTCGATTTGAGTATTACCGTTAGCTGCAGTTACATTAAATTTGTTATCACCTACTGCTACGTTGCCAGTAAGAGTAGAAGTGCCTGTAACAGCAAGAGTGCCGGAAAGAGAGAGGTTAGTTGTACCACCAGTGAAACTGCCTACGAAGCCGTTTTCGGACACGACTGGTCCAGAAAATTTTGTTTGGGCCATGATATATTCCTTTGAGTTATAGCTCATCCCCACGCCGTCTCTATAACGTCTGCTAGGCCAGTCTGCGTGAGTAATTTATTCCTAGACGTAGTTTCTTTATACAGTATAATAACTTAAGCGTCAACGGGAAATTGTTTATGGCAGATACACCGGATGAAGTAAAACAAAAACGCAAAGAGTATTATGAACGCAATAAGGCCGCGCATATTGCCCGCGCAGCGGTGGGGAGAACAAAAGCTAAAGAACGCTGGCAACAATTTAAAACCACCTTATCCTGCACGAAGTGCGGCGAATCTCACCCCGCAACGCTTGACTTTCATCACGTTATTAAAGAAAACAAAAAAAGTGTCAACAAGCTAATTACTAATGGGGCGTATCGTGCGGCGATGAAGGAGGTTGTTGAGAAGTGTATTGTGCTTTGTAGTAACTGTCACAGAAAGCATCATTACGAAGAACGTCAGGATATTCTGCAAGAGTGATATTTTGAAACTATCTGTTTTATGTGATATTTTGCGTTTATCTGTTTTACCGATAGGTAATTTATGTTATCGTAGCCATTTTACAGAAAGGTAACTATCATGCTTGGCTATGTATATATCCTGACAAACAAACTACATCCGGGACTTGTTAAGATTGGTTACACAAATACTACTCCGGAAGACCGTCTAAAATCAATAAATTCTGCAACTGGGCTTGTGCAAAAGTTCGAGTTGTATTATTCATTTGAGCTTGAAAATGCGCAGCATCTGGAACAGATAATCCATAATAGGCTGTCTGACTATAGGCTTAAATCAAATAAAGAGTTTTTTACGTTAACTCCGAACCTTGCAAAAATAAAAATAGAGCAAATTATCAAGGGTTCGTATAAAAGAACTACTTACAGTAAAGATGAATTTGCTTTGATAACATCCGCAAAAGATGTCGGTGAGCTTATTAGAAAGCATAGGAAAAAAGCTGGTATAACTCAAATGGACTTGGCGGGTTTGGCAGGGACTGGTAATAGATTTATTGTGGATTTAGAAGCCGGAAAAGAAACAATTCAACTCGGACTCGCAATTAAAATTATGACTTTTTTGAACCTTAAACTTGGTATGAAAGATGTTGATGAATAAATTAAGGGGGGAGTTGCCTCCTGTACATAACAGCTCGCCCCCTTGTATCGGTAAGTTTCTACCGATTACTTATTCATTACGTACATCGTAACTTCAAAGCCAAAACGCATTTCAGTAGCAGCAGGTTTAGTCCACATGTCGATTTCTCCTAGGTTTTCGTACACATCATTGTGTACATGTACGTAGTATCGACCTATATTCTCAATTCGCGAATAGCGAATACCATTAATCTCACCTAAAGAAAAACCCCCTCCGAAGAGGGGGCCAAACGAGGGAGCGACTCGTTTGATTGACTGTATTATATATCATTAGGTTCTATTGTCCATAAATAGTTTCCTTTAATACCACACCACAAATATTTGTAAAGCCCTAAATAAAAACCCCGCCGAAGCGGGGTCTAAGTGCTTGTTTTTAAAGGTTAAGCGCCTTCTGAACCCCACATCCCAAGCGGATCAGAATACCCAAAGCTGTAGCGCTCACGAGCCTTGTATCGAACATTTCCAGTATCGAAATCTCCATCCATCGAAGTACTCAGCGGGCTACGAACGAAGTGCTTCATGCCGTTAGGAACATCAGTGGTCAGGAACCATGCGTTCGGGTCGGTCAGGAAGTGGTTAACGGTGTAGCCTTGTGGGATAGAACCGTTATTCTTCAGAGCGTTGAGGTCGTTGTCTGCAGTGCCGACACGTTGTTCGGTTTCCAGCAAGCGGGTTGCAACGAATTGCAGTGCAGGTGGGATAACCAATTTTTGTGGCTTAGCTGCAATCAGCAGGCCGCGTTCATCAGTCCATGCAGCGATTTGAATTACTGCATTTTCCAGAGCGGTTTCATTCAGGTCGGACATAACACCGGGGACGTTGCTGTTAACACCACCAGAGACCAGCGGATGCGAGTCAGAGAACAGTGCTTCACCATCACCGCCAGCATAAGCGCTATTAAAGCCGTTGTTCAGGACATTAGCAGCCTTAACTTGCTTAGTGTATGCCATTGCACGAGCCAGAGCCTTGGTATAACGAGCAGACAGGGTGTCATACAAGTTATCTTCTACTGCTTCTTCAGTCAGCGAGAAGCCCAAAGCNANGGTTTCGTGGGTGTATCGAGCAGTCCAAGCTTCTTGTGCATTGTCATAAGCGATTGCGTTACCTTCGTTCTTGACAGGAGCTGCACTGAAGCCAGACAGCTTGGTTTCTTCTTCAAAACTACGTTCCGAAGTCTCGGTATCGTAGAGTTCCTTATGCTCGTCGCCGTATTTCTTATATTCAAGACCGAACAAAGCGTTCAGACCGGGGAGCAGTTCCTTCAACAGTTGTGCGCGTGAAATTGCCATGTTCTATTCTCCTTAAGCGCCAGCAACACCCGTACCGTTATAGTACGAATGAATGCCAAAATTAAACTTAACGATGATGTCTGTATAGTCATCACCAACTTGGGAGAACGGACCATCGACAAAATCGACCACTCGCAACGGCAAGAAGTCGTCATCAGCCAGACTAGCTGCATCAGCAGCCAAATCAGAATTACCTGTTTGCGTATTGCCGGTGCCTTGAATTACCGCGACGTTCTTACCCAGTGCATCTTGGTCCAAAGAACCATCAGCTTGTACAAGGAACAGAGCATCAGGGTCATCACATACGTATGCCATAGCGTCCGATGCAACAGTATCAGCAGGCCAATACTGAGCGTTCAGCTTGTACTTCAGGGTGGGTTCCGTATAGGTACAACCCATAAACACGCCGACAACACCGGCAGGGAAAGCATTGGTGGTACCATCTTCACCGCTTGCTTCAACCTTTTCGATTGTGCCGTCAGCACCTACAGCGACAATGTCGCCAAAAAAGATATCGGTATCGTAGCCACTATCAATCTTGATTTGACGTGTCGAGCCTGCGTAGACTTGACCACCAATAAGATTAATCGGACGGAGACCGTATGGGGCTTCTACATTAGCCATATTTTTCTCCTAATCTATTTATTTCCTTTACCGAACGATGTAGTGGTACGCTTTTCCTTGAATAAGGGCATACGTGCGTCGTTCTCTTTCATGAAGCTGTTGTCAACCGCCTCAGTCTGTGCCTGAGTTTGCTTATTGTAGTAAGCCTTGCGTTGTTCAACGAACTCCTCTGGTGTCTTACACAGCAGTAAGCCGCCTACCTCTACGTTATCTTTGAAACGCGAATTAGGGTCAACAAACAGCTGTAGTTCAGGATGGTCTGCCAGAAGTACCGGCTCCCAGCCCTCACGCATTTTAGCGGATACATTCATGGAGTCTGCTTGGCCTGCCATGCTTGTCCTAATCCAACGATATTTCCATCCCGGCTGTTGCTTAAGTTCTGGCAACAATGATGCTGGGGCCCATTGCTTAACGCGTTGGGTAGTTTCGCGGGTATTCAGTTCACGTGGTGTCCTAGTAGTATCAACCATTTCTGTTCTCCAATTTTAATGTCTCACGAGCGTATTGCTCAGGCGTTAATCCTAACTTCTTAGCCAGCGCGAGCTGGGTACTTGTCAGGCGTACTTTTTTGGGCGCGGTACTACGCGTTGCCGGTGCAACAACCGTGGACGGTTTAGTGCGTTGGGTGGGTTTAGCCTCATCCAGCGTGTCATCCTCGAAATATTCGGGGAAGCGTTTGCGCATCGTTTTGTCGATGGTAGTGTAATACTCTTCAGACGTCGGAGAAACTCCTGACCGTACTAGCTTTTCATGCACCCCCAAGGCTAGGCTGGTCATCTCT